TTTAAATGGTGGTATTGCAGTTTTAATCATCTCAAGCAATACATGAGGCTTAGACATAGATGCCTCTCCTGCATGATCAATAAGCTTGTTAGAGACCTTAAACTTTTGTGCATTGACAAGCATAGATTGAGTTTCTCTAACCTTGCCCTCTGCAATAGATCCACTTTTAAAATGTGCAATGGCTCTCTTAGGCTGACCCAAAGCACCAATGATTTCACTTGCCATCAATGGCTTATCATTTATTTCCATTTTGTATTTGCTCCTTTTGCAATCAACATGGCATCTCCTGCAATAACGTCTGTCATGCCATAACTAGCTACAAAGTGCATTGTAGCAGTTTGATTAACTTCCTTACCTTTAAGCTTACCCTCTTCATCAATAAGCAAAGTATCTCCGTTACTCAAACGTACACACTCAACCCAACCACCAACAAACTCTTGAGCTTCCTCAAGAGTTGGTTGATCCTTTTTGTCCCATATGATTTTAAACTTCATCACGTTTCTCCTTAGTGATTTTAATCCCATTTTTTTCACAATGATCTAAGACATCTCGATATAGCTTTTTGCCAAACTCAAAACCCTCATAGTACATTGGTGGGACATCACGGTAGTTAATTGCTCCATCAATCAACCCCTTTTCGACACCATTCTTATAATCTCTAATATCTTGTCTACTAAAGATTTTCTTTGTCATTCTATTGTCTGCTTGTATCATTTTTTCCTCCCATTAAATGTCATAGTAATGACGTTGCTTAACCAAAGTTCTTGTCTTTGTTCTGTGGATTCTGTAGCCATCAGTGCATTGACCACCTGCACCACCATAGTATCTGCCACCACCGATACCAATGTTCATATCGTAACGATACTCACACCACTCGATGAAACCAAATATCTTTTCGTCATCCCACTTTGCAGGAAAAACTGCCCACCAAGTGACATCTTCTCCATGCTCGTCAACCTTGACCTTAAAAATGTTTTTAATAAAATTTTTCATCTACTTGCTCCTAAAATGATAGTTCTACATAGCTATACATAGCATTGATTACATAATAGTCAAGCATTAAATTAAATTTTTTTTATAAATCACTTAAAATATTTTTTGAAAATACATATGTAGATTTTTTTATGACCCTGCCATATTCAATTTCTTTGGCAGCTCTGGGATCGTCTACGAATAATTGTTCGGACTCGTCTGGCACAGTTTTTTGTTTTAATATCTTTTTTGTGTAGGCACGGAGAGCGTTGTAGTCTTTTGATTGCTTGGAATATCTGCCCTTCTTAGACATTATCCGTTGCTGTTGTGGCTTCGTACTCACCCTGAGACATAACTCCATCTGTTGTCCCAAGCCATTTACGACCACCCGATGCTGTGAATGAGTATTTCCCGATTCGTGATTCTCTTATAAGTTCCCGAACAATTCCGTCAATACTTCGTTGAGTTAAGTTCTGCAATACCTGTGGTGCATCGTGATCCGATGCCAGTCTTTGTCCTATTGCATCTGCTCCTGACTGTTGTGTCAAAGCTCTGCCCTCCCTTTCACAGGTTGCAATCCAAGAAAACAGAGCATCTTTCTTAATCTCTCTGTTTGTGCCAGAATGTAATCGTTTGATTTCTTCTGTCTTGTCTTCTAGTAATCCAGAGTAACTATTTCTGACGAAATGTCTAATGTTTCTGTTAGCAGGTCCATTACTTTTTACAACTGCACCATCAAAACATCTGTTTCTTTCATACTCTGTTCCTATATCCATGCAACGTCTACGACCAGTAGCTTCATCAACTTGCCACAATGCAAAGGCACATCTGACACCATCAACCAGTGCTGACGTACCACGAATAAGCAACCTTGCTTGTTCAGGAGTGTTTATGATTGTATCATCTTTAACCTTAGTCATATGATGACACATGACCACAGAAGCTCCAGTTTCAGTTCCGATCTGTGCCAGTAAACCAGTCAAGGCAGCTCCTGCTGCTGGATCTGCATTTACATCTGCATGAACAAATGATGCTAACGGATCAAAGATAATTAACTTCAAATCATTCATTTGCAGAATTTGTTCGTAAAGTTTATTAAATTCATCACTGGTGCTATAGCCATCTCTTGTGTCCTGAAGTATTGGGAATACACCTCCCACATTAGGTAATGACACCACACGAAGCTCGTGCTGGTATGAAAATCTTAAATTGTTCGGATCTAAACGCTCAATCCTCCTGTGCATTTCTGACTCATCATCTTCTGCTGTAAAGATCACGACATTACCAAATTCACCTATAGTGCTACCAAAACTCTCTGCTAAAGGCTGACCCGATGCTACTTTCATTGCTAGATCTAATGTCATCATACCTTTACCAGCATCTCCTGCTGCAGAAAATATAATTGGCACACCCAAAGGAAACGTGCCATCGACTAGGAACTTTTGTTCGGGTGCTTGCCCTTCGAATCTGCTGACCAGTAAACTATCATCCAGTAGATTAATGTTACGTTTAGTATGTTTAACTGTTGTGTTTAAAAAATGTTGAACATCAAAGCTTTCCGATATGGCATCAACTGCATCCCAACCCTCTGGCTTACCTCTGGGAGGAGTTAATGTTGTAACCGATTTAGCTCCTGCATTTAATGCTAGTTCCTGAACCAGTTCAGCTACCTTACGACCTGCATTGTCATTGTCTCCCCATATGATTAGTTCTTTGTCTCGTAATGGACTAAAATCAAAACGACTAGCTGACTTACGAGATAACATTCCTGCACCTCCCATAGTACAGGTAGCAGTGTAACCAATCTCATTCAAAGCATCAGCACACTTTTCTCCCTCAACCCATATAACTTTCTCAGAAGCCACAATGTTAGGTATATTATATAATGGTCTTACGTCAGGTATTCTTGGATATGGTGAATCTGTAAACTGTCTAAACTCTTTCTTAGGCTTGCCATGACTGTCCATAACTGGATTACCAGCATTGTCTTTTATGTTGTATCTTCTAACACGACATAATATCTCACCATCCACAGACAGGTATAAATGTTCGGAGTCATATGGTGTGTTGACATCAATAGCTCTTTTAAATGTAATGCCTAGTTCTTGTGGTATGTCCTGATCAACTGGTGGAGGAGCATTGTCATCCAAATAGTTTCCGAACAATTCTTTTATTTCAGGAAGGCGCATACCTCTACCTTCCATTAATATCTTAACGATACCTCCGATTCCTTGTGATCCGTTAAAATCTGATCCCTTCATAAAATAAGGTGATCTAGGATTAATATCTATTTTTACCGATTTACCAGCTTCTCCATCTAATGACCCGATTGTAAACACGTCACCCCGAACAATTCCATGTGGAAAAGTATTTTTAAGCTCATCAATTTGTACACTGGCTGGAACTTTCTGACTAATCAAATCGACTAATTCATTGGCTGACATATCTCTATTCTTATTGCCAAGTTTTATAATGTTCATTATACTGACCCCACTTCATTGGCTGAAGTATATGAGGGCGATGCTACCTTCGTCCTCATATTAAACACTCCAACAACTATCTTGAAACTCACAAAACTTACAAGCAAAGTAATCACGAGACTGCGCAATCCTTGGCAACATCTCGTTTGCCTTTGTGGCTTCTAGTATTACTACTGCTTTATCACTAATCTCTTGTGCCAAAGCTTTGTTAAAAGGTATAAACTCATAATATATCTCACTTGTATTCTTGTTTAATACTGTGAATAAACAAGGATTGTCTGTTAGTTGCATATAAGCTTGATACAAAGCAACCTGTGCTGCATACACAGGGTTAGCTATTGCCACACCTTTAATTTGAAACTCTTTAAATTTTCTTTCGTTAGCTGACTTGCATTCCCATAACATAGGATATTCGGTATCCAAAGGTCCGTTACATATCACACCATCTATGTGACCCTTAACTTCACCTTCTGCTATGCTAAAACCAAATTGTTCGCCATTTTTGTCTTGCACTCGTAAATCAAATCCAGCTTGTCTAAGCCACCCAGCTACACTAAACTCTATCTCGTGTCCAAACTGGAATATACGAAGTGTTTTGGCATCAAAATCCCGATTATCATCAATAGGCTGACCCATGTAACGATACTGTATTTTACGAGAGCATGAGTCACCAAGACTAGAAGCACCAATGTAAGTTCTTTTCTTGACCTCTTTGTTCCGATCAACAATAGATTTATCTATTATATCTGATATGTTTTGTTCTAGCATTTTAAAATGGGATCTCGTCTTCATCGAATATGTCTGTGTTTGGATTAAGGTCGAGAACGCCACTATTGACTCCACTAGCTGAATTGATGGCATCAATTATGGCAAGTGCTTCGTCCTGTGTCAAATTCTGTAATTTTTTATCCCAACCTATTTTTGCAAATTGTTCGGAAAGTATTTTTAATGTATTGTGTCTGTTCCCGTTACCATGTTCGTCCATCTTTTTTCTCCTTCTTCCATTACCATAAAATCAAAATAATGACTGACACCTAAAAATTCGGCCACTATTGTGCCACCTAACAACTCATCATCTGTGTCATCAATAGTCTTTGCAATATATGTATCAATGTGATCCAAGACATGATCGTTATCATCTTCTAAAAAAATAGGTATGACTATCTTGCCCTCACGAATATACTCCACTTTACTCTTAGACTTCATGTTGAGTTGATAATTCACGTTAATTTTTGCCACTTTTACCCTCTGCCCACAAAGCTCCGTATCCTATTACATCTATTGGATTGTCCATATTTTTTGGGTTCTGAGAGTCTCGTACAAGCTTTTGCACTATACAAAATTTGTATATGTCATCATAAGTAAGTTCTGATTTGAGTTTGTGTCTCCACAATACATTCATAATCTTAGCTATTGATTCATGTGTATCTTTTGCATCTCCATGTGTTCTAGCTCTAGCTCCGTTGATTAATTGTTCTGCTTTTTGTAAAGCTTCACTACGCTGCATTCTCATCTCCCTCGTAATAATCTAAAACTCTGCCATCTATTTCTTTCTTATTCCACAAATAATTTAACCAACACGCCGCTTTGTACTTGCTAAAACTAAGATCCAACTGACTTACAATCTTGTTCTCTCTTGCCAAAGCTTCTCTTTGTCTGTCTGTCATAGCTTGGTTTAGCCATCTCTTACCTTTCTTAGCTCCGTCACTATCCTCTATTTGCCTTAAAAAATCGTCAGCAGAAGCCAAAGCTTGTTCTTTAGTGCCTACACCCACAACTCTAAGTTTACCCCTTGTACGCTTAACTAAGGCTACAGAAACGTCATCTAAATGTGCAACTAAACCAAAACCATTAAATCCACTGGCTGACATACATCTTCCATTGTTGAACAAATCAATCCATCTAAATGGTGATCTGTCGATAAGATCTACCTCTGTCATGTCAAATGTCTCAAGCAATTCTTTTGCTTGCATCTCGATCTCATGTCCACACATAGGACATACACGAACACTTAATGGTATAAGACATTTACAATTAGGACACACTTTCTCAGGAGCTGATCCTTGTTGCATCTTATCTTTGCCATCAAGATCAACGCCCTCATCTAAAGATCCATGTGTCAATACACTTGTACCGAAATCTAATACAATACAATCTTTCTTGATTACGTTTGGATGTTCTTCGGGATCTATTGTTCGTAGTCCACGACCAATCATCTGCACCATTGTAGACTTGTATGAGCATGGTCTTGTAAGCACAATACAACTGACAGGTGGTGCATCAAAGCCCTCTGTTAATACTGCAACATTGACCACGACTTGTACGTCACCATGTTCCAAATCATGTAGTATTTGTTTTCTTTCTTCCGATGGTGTCTCACCTGTCACAATCTCTGCACGGATTTCTGATCTTCTAAACTCATCACATAGATCTTGTGCATGAACCACTGTGCTACAGAATATGACTGTCTTTCTGTTTCCTGCTTTTTCTTGCCACTCTTCGACAATCTTTTCGTTGATTGCACGTTTGTTCATTATCTGCTCAACTTGTCCCATGTCAAAATCTGACACAGTTTTACGAACATTCTGTAAATCTTTTTGTACACCGACATCAATCACGAATGTCTTTGGTGGCACAAGAAAACCCTCTCGTATAAGGTTAGCTATCTCGATTTGATGTGAGCAGTTATTGAACACACCTTTTAAACCTTTTCTGTCTCCACGATTAGGTGTAGCAGTAAAGCCAACAATCTCTACGG